TAAAGTCTTAACTGTTTCAGTAGCTGAAGCATCCCTAATAATAACTTGAATATCTGCGTCTGCAAATATCTTAAAAGTATAGTTAAAGGTATCTAAAGTACCATTACCAGAGTAGGAATTTTTTACTGTTGTCGATGATATTGTCATATGCTAAAAACCTTTAAACAATCTTGATGGTTTTGTAAATAAATATTCTTGTTTATATTCTTTTTTCATTCTTTTATCTAGTCTTTATTGATTAAAATCTGGTATTAATGAACCTGGTTTCATAAAGTATTTTTGACCTCTTTTTTCTTTGTGATTTGATTTCATTCTTTCCCAGTATCCAGGATCAAGAAACTCTTTAATTTGATAACCAATTAGATAATCGTAAGCAGCTTTACTGTAATATAAATTTAAAAAAGGTGTATGACCTTCAGCTAACTCATAAAATTTCTTACCTGCTTTTTTAGGATCATTCATAGATTGAACCATATCAAAGAATTTTTTAATGTCTCCTGCAGTTGGTCCAAGAGCAGTTTCAAATATACCATTACCATATTCATTTTGTATTTCACTTATTAGGAAATCGCCATAAATACCACCCCCACCACCTTGTGCGAATGATTGCAATATAACACCTTTCTTTTTAGGATCTCTAGGTAATCTACCTCTAATCATATCTTTTGTAGACATTGCTATATAACCAAAAATAGTACCCATTATTAAAAGACTTGATAAACCTTTAAGCATTGGTAAACTACCTTCATCTGCTCCATAAGAATACAACTCTCTACCAATAATTTTCTTCCACATACTTATTGGGAAACCTTTGAATTGCATTATAAATCTAATTGTTTCTCCCATTGGAGTACCTTTCTCTAAACCTTGATTCATGATTGCTCTAGTTGCAGCATCTGGCTCTGGAGATCCATGCATACCTTGATCAACCAAAACATTTCTCCAAGTTAATTCTAGATCTTTTTTAAAGTTTCTTATTTCTCTTTTAGATAAATCTCTACCAACATACTTTATTATTTCTGCATTAGATAATTCATCTACACCTTCTGCTGTTAAATATCTTTTATTATCAACGGCTAAAGTTTTAATTGAACGAAGCATATCCCATTTACCTTCATCAATTCCATATAGGTTTAAAAAATTTCTTTCTCTTAAATCTAAATCTTTTAATTTTGTTTCAGATAACATTCCATAATGTCTAGACAAACCTAATATCATTGAACTTTTTAATCTTGAAACCCATCCATTTAATGAGTTCCATTTAAAGAATGTATTTTGTAACTCACCCATTTTACCCCAACTATCATTACCTGCAGCATAAACATTACCTCTATAAGCCGTAGCAGAATAAGAGTTACTTACTACTTGCAAGACTTCCATTGCAGCTTTATCGTTTGCATTAAATAATCCTGTTAATGCTTCAAACAAACCACTTAATAATCCTCTACCTTGGAAGTTTGATGTTCCCATGTATTGAGGTATATCTCCAAAAGATGTAATAGGTGTCATACCTAGTCTAGCCATTGCTCCTGTTGATCTTACAATCATTCCTACTTTTGCTAATAAATCATTAGAGATACCATTAATGCTTCCATCTATTTCTTTAAATTCATTTTCAAAATTTTTAAAATTTAATTTATTAACTTCTTTAGGATCTGTATTTTTATATTTCTTTCTTAATAAAGCTAAAACTTTTTCTAAAGTATCTTTAGGATTAGTTCCTAGTGTTTGCATTAAAGCAATATTTCTTGTGCTAGTAGTTATTACACCTAATACATTTTCTTTTAAAGAAGGTTCTCCAAACTTAACACTATACTCTTGTCTGCTTTTTGAATTTTTAAAATGTAAAACTCTTGACGCATTCAATCTGTTAGTTACATTTCTTGTACCAAAAACACTTCCAGCACCATCATGTTTTGTGTGATCTCCAGACATAAAACTATCAAAAATACTATCTAAAATTTTATCTATTTCTTTAGGATCATTTACATTTACAAAACTTCTTTTTAAATCTAACCTTGTTTTAATATATTCTCTCCAGGCTACTCTATGATCTCCAATTATTTTAGAACCATCTGCTGCTCTAGCCATTTTTTCTGTATTGTGAGACATTCTTGTAATCCAATCATCAATAAGACCTATGTTTGCTCCTAGATCATTTAGTTGACCTCTTAAATCAGCTTGTATATTTTTTAAAACTATAGCAATCTGTGCTGCTTCTGCATTACCAGAAATTAAACCTCTCATCTCATCTTCAATTTCTAAATCCATTTTACCAGAAGTTAAAGAATCCCAAGCAGTAGGAGATATTTCATTAATCTGTCTAAAGAAATTATTGATTTGCATTTCCTCTAAAGCAGTTTGTCTTGATCCAATAGAATCTCTAGCAATGTTAGAAAATTTTTGATTACCAACTAATTTAGCTAAAACACCTTCTGAAGCAGACAGTTTAAATTTGACATTAGATGATGCAGATAAGTCTACTGCATCTATAATTTGTTGATAAATATCTATAGCTTTCATATTGTTTTCAGCTAGATTTCTTTTTTAATTTGTGCTTTATCAAACTTACTTTCATTAACTGCTATTTTAGCTTCATCTAAAATTTCATTAATTTGTTCATCAGATATAAGATCACCTGTTAATCTTTTAACTTCCTTAAAACATTTTGATAATTTTTTTATATCCATAATTAACTATTTCTTTTAGTACAATAAGTTGCAGCTTCTATAACTTTTCTTATTTTAGGTTTGTTTTTTATATTTTTATCTATTTTTTCAATTTCAGTTTTAGCACTTGATAATTCTGAAATATCTTCATCTTTAATGTCTAATTGTTTTTGTCTAAATTTAACTGTTTGATTAAAGTTTTCACCTTCAGTTTCTATTTCAGAAGTTTCTTTTTCTTTTTTTGTTTGTTCTATTTGTGTTACAGTTTTTTTATTGTTAGCATTGATACCTTCTTTTTGTTCTTGAAGTTTAGCTTCATCGTTTGCTTTTGTTTTTGCTGCAAATAAATCTCTTTCTGTTTTTTGTAGGTTTCGCAAGTTTTGCAAATAAATCTTTGCAGATTTTCTATCTCCATTATCTAAAGCATCTTTATATAAACCTTTATATTCTTTAATTTGATTATCTAGTTTATTTAATCTTGCATCACCTATTTTAGTTTTTTCAACTATAAGATTTCCAGTATCCACTTTTTCTCCTTTTAAAACTTTACCAACAGAATACTGTAATAAAGCCTGTTGATTTTCTGGAGAGATTGCAGCAAGTTTTTGATATATATTTGGCTTACCTCTTTTATCTGCAATAAAATCTCCTATTCTGCCAAACCCAACATGAGCTGCCGAACCTATAAATCCACCTACAGCTATGTTAGCAAAAGAATCCCAAGCATCGTAGTTTGCTTGCTCTGATTTAGCCACACCATAAACAAGTGGCTCAACAGCTGCATTACCAACAAAACCTTCAACAAAACCTTTTTTCATTCTAGCAACATTTTTACCAGATCTTGCTACCATGTTTGCAAATCTAGCTTGACCAACAATAGGAACAAAGGATGCTGCAAGATTTATTGGATCTAAAAAACTTGTACCAAGAGATTCTAAAAAGAAAAAACTTTTAGCAAGTTTACCATCTGGACCTCTGGAAATAACTTCTGCTCTTTCATTTTCTAATTTTTTTCTTTCTACAAGAAAATCAACTAAACCAGATCTAGTATCTTTTTCAAAAACTAAACCAAGATCTCCATATTGTTTATTTAATTCGTCTCTATCTAAATACTCACTACTTGATTGATATGCTTGAGTTTGCTCTACAGCTCTAAACACAGAAGATGTTGGGTTATAATTCCAAGCATTCATAAATGTTGCACCAGCAGTTTCCCAAAAACCACTTTTAGTTTGATCGTATAAAGATCCTATCTCTTGTTCAGAAGTTTCAAAACTACCTAATCCAAAATTTATCATATTATTTTGTTCTATTAACTATTACACCTAAAGCTATAGTTGCAGCTAAATCACTATCTGATTCTAAAAGTTCTGACATTTTTTCTTTAGATAAACTTGCAAAATATTTAACTGAATTTTTACCATATTTAGTTGAGAAAACTTTTTCAAATTTTTCTCCAAATATAGCTGAAGAATTTTGAAATAAACTTAAAGCAGTTGTTGGCTCTATTTGCCAGTACGATCTTGCAACACCTTTTCCATCATCTACAGTTTCTAAACCTTGTCTTTTATATTTATATTCAGATTCTATTTGACCAATAGCACTACCATATTGTATTAATTGTGTTTGAGATAAACCCTTATCACCTTCAAAAATTTTAGCACCTATGGTTATAGAATTTTTTGCTTCAAGTGGAACTGTATAATCTGTATTTAAAATATCTTTTGCTCTTTGTTCTTTTACTGGATCATTACTTGTTTGATATAATGTACTCCAATCTTTAGCTATTTTATCATTAGTCATAATAGGCATTTCTGCTGCTTCTGCTTTTGATACAAATAAACTTCCAACATTATCAACAGCACTTCCTACTGTCATACTTTCTGCACCTATGTTTTGATTCTCATCCAAAACAACTTCATCTAAATAACTTAAACCATCATC